TCAACAGCCGCGGCGCCCTCGATCACGTCCGGCGCAACGGGAAGCACGACAGCAGCGGCTGGCTCGGTCTGGATGTTCCAGAACCATCGTTCGGGTTTCGATATCCTGCACCTGCTCAATTACCAGCAGATGAGCAGCGCGTCTTTCTCTGACGTGAACGACAACGCAGCCAATGCCGCCGCACCGACGACAACGGGTGCCCTTCAGGTCAAGATGTACGTCACCGCAGGCGGTACGCTTGGGAACCTCTACACGGCCAGCCCGGACGTGAACCACGGGGCGCCTGTTAGCCTGACCTATGCTACCGGCTCGGATAGCTCGGGCAGCTATATCACCTTCACGCTGCCTTCCCTCGCCTATTGGGATATGGTCTGGCTCGAAAACGGCCTTTCCTCCAGCGACTATGTGACGCCCTGATGGCGCGCATTAATCTCACCGGGGGATCGTATCAGGCGCGATCCCTCGCAGCTTCCGCACAGCGCTGCCTCAACCTGTATCCGGAGCCCTTGCCGCAGCAGCAACAGGAGCCAATCCAGTTTGCGCACTACCCGACGCCCGGAACCCGCGCATTTGCCACACCTGAAACCGGCGCGGTTCGCTGCCTCTATCAGTCCAGCCAGGGCGATCTTGTCGCCGTAGTCGGGTCGGGAGTTTACGTCATCACCGCAGCCGGCAACGCAACGAAGATCGGCACCATCTCGAGCGGAACCGGTCAGGTCAGAATGCAGGACAATGGGCTGACGCTCTTTATCGTCGACGGGACGCCAAAAGGTGGCTGGTATTGCTCGATCCCGCAAAAGCCGAGACAGGGCAAGTACGGCACGCTTACCCAGATATCCGACCCGGCCTTCTATGGTTCCAGCACGATTTCCGTGCTCGATACATTCTTTCTTTTCACAAATCCCGGCACGACAAACTGGTATGTGTCGCCGGCCAATTTCACGGATGAGGTCACGACGCCATTCGACTCCCTCTATGTGGCAAGCAAGACAAGCTATCCCGATACGATCATGGGGGTGGATGTCGTCGGACAGACGATCTGGTTGTTCGGCACGCAGGAGACCGAACTCTGGTACACGTCCGGCGCGGCTGATTTCCCTTTCCAGCGCATGCCCTCTCTGACGATCAGTGCGGGCTGTATTGCGCCTTATTCCATATCGTCAAACGGCGATGCCGTGATCTGGCTTGGCTGCGACAACATGGGACTACCTCGCGTTTATATGGGACGCGGCACGGAAGCGCAGGCCATCAGCACGTTTGCAATCGATAACGCTATTCAGGGGTACGGTGACGCAGCCGACGCGATCGGTTCCCTGTATCAGCAAGGCGGCCATGTTTTTTACGTTCTGACCTTTCCCCGGACAGGTGCAACATGGGTGTACGATCTGTCGGTCGGGCTCTGGCACGAGAGGTGCTCGCTCGACAGCAGGACGCTCACAGAAACCCGCCTCCGGGCAAATGCGTGGGCGAATGCCTACGGGAGAGTCTTTTGCGGGGATTACGAGACCGGTGCGATTTGCGAAGTCACGCTCGATCTCGATACCGAGGCTGGAGTGCCGATCAAGCGGCAGCGGGCGTGCCCCCATGCAATCGGTGACGGCAGGCGTATGATTCACCGCAAACTGATGCTCGACATGCAAAACGGAAGTGGTGCAACCGTGCAGGTCGACTGGTCCGACGATCGGGGATCGACATGGAGCCATCCGTTTTTGCAGATGCAATTGGGAACAACCGGTAACGCATGGCCGACTGTCTGGCGTCTCGGAATGGCGCGTGACCGGATCTATCGATTGACCTGGACGGGTGGACAGGGAGCCGCGCTGATGGGCGCTTTTCTGGACGTGGATACCGTATCGTCATGAGCGAAACCAAACCCGCCAATTACTACATGCCCTATTATTCGGGGCCCGTAACAGACAGCAAAGGCAATGCCACCCCTGCATTTACCCGCTATCAGCTCGCACTGTTCAACCGGACGGGCAAGGAGCAGGGTATGGATGCCGTCTATGACACGCAACAGATCACGCTTGCCCTGGACACGGCCAATAAAGCCGAAGCGGACGCGCAGACAGCCATAAGGAATGCAGCAACGGCTCAGGCGGCAGCAGAAGCAGCGGCGCAACAGGCCGCCGATGCCGAAACGGACGCTCTTGCGGCGCAATCGGCAGCAGCCCAAGCGGAAGCAGATGCGCAATCTGCTTTAAAGGCGGCTCAGGACGTGCTAGTAATGACCTTGCTCACGTCCAGCAGCCTCACGGCAAAGACGGGTCAATCTTTAGATGATGCGGCGCTACTGTCCGCACAAAGTCAGATATGGCCGTCACTTCTCTTGCAATCCAGCCAGGCATAAACCTGAGCGCATCCTCGCAGGTTGTCGCTACCGGTAGTGGATCCTCAACGACAATCACCACCGCCGTTATCGCCAATCCGGGCACGGCAGCGGTCGTTCTATCGGTCAGCGTGACGCGCAAAGGCGGGGGATCGTTTCCTGTCATCGTTGGGCGCTCGATCGCGGCGAACAGCAGTTCGATCCCCGCCGAACTGGCCGCGTTTTCACTCGCCAACGGCGATACGATCAGCGCAACAGGGAACGGCTTGTCGATGATCCTCAACGGGTTCGTCGTGTCATGAAATGGCGCACCCGTCAGATATACGGCTTTCCCGTGCCACACTGCGCAGAGGTATTTTCCCGCTTTGGGGCAGTTGCCGTCTTCATTCCCGTAGCGGGGCATGACGCATGGGAGGTGCATGTCTCGTCACGGCCAGACGCGAACCGCCGCTCTGTGATGGTTGCATTCCGCCAGTTCCTTCGACGTTGGAGCGCGCGCCATCCGGGCATTGCGCTCTATGGCCCGATCCGGCGCGATAATGCCCCTGCCCGCTTCCTGGCTGGAGCGTTTGGGTTCCGCCGTTGGCAGACGGGGCCGATGCTTTGGCCGGATGGCTCCATGATTGACACCGTCATTTTCAGAAAGGACGCAGCACAATGAGTGGCGGCGCTGTAGGAGCCGGCGTATCCGGCGTTGGAAGTCTGGTCAGCGGGGCGCTTGGCGCTTCCGGCGCAGCGTCAGCAGCAAAAATTCAGGCACGCACAGCTTCTGCGCAGGCGGCTGCCCTTGGGCAGGCCGGACAAGCCGCACAGGATTACCTTAATCCTTATGTGGCGGCGGGCCAGAATGCACTTGGCGGCATCCAGAGCAATATGTCCCTCTGGGGTAATATCAATAACGGATACACCGATCAGGCTCAGGGCGTGCAGAATACCGCAGCCAATAACCTGACCAATCTTGCCAATAACGGGATCACCCAACAATCGATCGAGAACACCCCTGGCTGGTCTCAGATCAATGCGCTTGGACAGCAGGGCGTTACGAACGCTTCTGCCGCTCGCGGCCTTGCAAACAGCGGTGCCGCGATGAAGGGCGCAGCCGATTACGCGACGACGCAAGCAAACCAGACATACCAGAACCTGTATAACGATCAGATCAGCAGCAATAACGCGCTCTTGGGTGTGGGAAATGGCTTGCTCGCGACCAACGAAGCAAACCAGGGCAATATCAATAACGCATTCAACCGTGAAAATGCCCTGCTAGGTTATGGAGCATCGGCGGCAACCAACAGTGCCCAGAACGCACTGACAGCCGCAGGGGCTTCCGCCAATTACGGCGCGCAATCCGGCAATGCTCTGGCGTCCGGCGTAGTGGGTAGCAGTAACGCTCTGGCCTCTGGTCTTAATGGCGCAGGCAATTCCTATCTGCTCTATCAGGCGCTTCTGAACGGGAAGAACTCCTAATGGCCGGCGAGATCGACACCTCCATCGCGCTCCAGGCAGGGCGCCCCTCGATCAATATGCTGAACCCGCTTGAGGTGGCGCGCCAGGGTGCAGAATACCGTAATGCTTTGCTTGGCAATAAAATCCGGCAGAGTGAGTATGATGCTCGCGTCGCTCAGGGGAACGCCCTGCTTGGTGCAACCGGTGCCGATGGGCAGGTCGATTATGCCAAGGCACGTGCCGCCATGGCGCGCGATCCGGCATCAGCCTATGGCGCAGTTGACGCCTACCGGCAGCAGAACGCATCGCGCAACGATGACCTGCAAAATGCGGAAGCGTCCAAGAATGCCGTGGGCTCCAT